CGATAACATTGAGAAATGCAAAAAAGTATTGGATAATCATAATTTTAGATCTCGTCGATGAATCTATATCTTCATTTCCACTGGGATTAAGTACTGCAAAACCCCCAACACCCGTGATGCTCGCGATCACGATACTTGGATATGACAAATAGTCATTCTGACGTTTATAATGAAGTCTCGCGTGGTTGTGTAACCAGCGATACCCCGCGGCACGCTCGGCCCACGATTTCAAAAGCTTCTCCTGCTTTTCACACCATGGCTGATGCGTGTGTGCGTCGTCATCCATTATTTTACGCGCAGAATTATTTTATACTAAAAACAAACCGACGATTGTAAACAGACAAAGAATGGAACTGATAATACCATGAATATTTCTACACGTATTTACAGGTGGGTTTTTGTATTTTTTCTGTTCACCGAACGTTATCATCGGTCCACATAACTTGTGTTGTGAAAACATCACGGCACATGACATCATGCAACATACAATGATCAATATACCGGCACTCATTTTAAATTACACGTACATTTTTTGCACGCTCACGAGCGAGTGTGTCCACGAGTTCATTGAGTACGTTTCCATTATGTGCCTTCACCCACGTCCACTCGACGTGATTCATCTTTTCGGTGAGTGCATCCATGCGCATCCACAAGTGTTTATTTTTCACCTGCGCTCCCGACGCCGTCCGCCATCCATTCCTTTTCCAATTTTTTATCCACGATGTTATACCATTCTTGACATAGTTACTATCCGTAAAAAGTTGTATGTCAAGAATGCCACGCGCGAGACATTCTTCGAGCGCGCGGACGACGGCTGTCATTTCCATGACATTATTCGTCGTATTTTCCGCGCTTCCGCATATATGATCATTTATATGGAACGCCACGGCCCATCCACCGGCGCCTGGATTTCCAAGACAACTTCCGTCTGTGTACACACGCCTAGGCATCTTGTGTATAGACGAGTCCTTCTTTTAACTTCGTGTAAAGCATTTCGTAGATGTTACCGGTCGGTGCAGTCGCTTGCGTGATGCGAACATTTTGGTGGGCAAAGGGCCTGGAACCCGCATCCCGCGCTTCCTTAGACACCCACTTATGGAAAAGTCCTTCGATCACGTATTCCGTGGTAGTAGACTCGGTCACGTTATTCTCAGCGTCGTACTCGCGGTTCGTCTCGACGCGCTTCTGCATTCGCGCTTCGTTCGTCCCGAGAGAAGCATAATATTTGTCGATGCTCAAACCCATGTCAAGCGGAACATTCTCAGTCACGATGATACCCATTTTATATAATAAACCGGCATAAAAATTTTAAGTCACTTTAGTGAAATGGAAAGACTCGCACTGTGTTCGAAAGTCTTGTACGATCGAGACATTCTCGAAAAGCAGCGTCGGATCGTTGAACTTGAAAAGAAACTCACACCTCCAAAGATACGCTTTGAGTGCTATGATCACTGGGAACAGTTTAAGGCGGAAATGTACTGTGACGTCCACGCTGTACTTGAAAAGTGGATCATACACAATGCATTCGAATACGATCACATGTCGCATCAAGGACTTACGTTTCGACAAGAAAATGCGTTAAATGAGTGCATATATGAACATCTCCACACCGGGACGAATGATATCGAGTGGAGTGACAAAATCGCGGGGCGAGTGATCTATAGCGTGCGCGCAATGTTTAATGCGATGCATAAAACACATCTATGGGCATTCATGTATCAATTGATGAGTCCTGGAGATATCGTAGAATTGATATATGAACACGTCACGTGGTATCTTGACGATGACTCACATTATCCATGTGTTTTGGATAATGTGGCTGAATTTAATTGTATCGAGTGTGGGAAAATACACGACTATATCAACGAGCATAAAATGTGTGTAGAGTGTGAAATTACTTCTTCAACTTGATCGGACCGTTACGACTAATCATGAAAACACCGGCAATGATACCCGCCGCAATGATCGCGATCGGGATCCACGCGACCGGACTACGCTTCATCTTTCTCTTTTCCTGAGGGAACATTGTTATATGTTATGTAAAGATTTTAATCGTCGACCTTCATTAATCACTTTTCTTTTTTCTTCTATGGATATCGTCTGACCCGATAATCTGCTCTGAGAACGCCTTTCATCACCATCAACTCTTCGCAGCTCCCGAATGACCTCATACGTTTGTGTTTGATTAAGAAGTTCCCGTCTTTTTTCATCACGTTTATCCGCTGTTTTTTGTCTCCGTTTTTCGTTGTAATTATTTCGACTCTCAATTGAAGGCTTATTATGTGTATATGAACCCTTTTCATAGAGTTCTTTCATTATTCTATTCGGTTCTTCGAGTTCTGGTAGCCTTTGTACGCGTCTTTCGGATATGCCATGTATCGTGTTATACACTATTCGTTTTTCATCTATAGCACGAATCGCTTCATCCTTGTCTTCAAATGATTTCTTCCACCACACGTCTTCGTTGTGTTGAATGCACGCAATCCATCTTTTATTTGTGTTACACCAATGAACACCTCTGTGTCCAGAACTGTTATTTGAATTCAGATTTGCGCGATGAGATACATTTATAGATTTTGATAATACTCGAAGATTACATCGTCTGTTATCGAGTGTGTCGCCATTTATGTGATCGACGACTTTATTTGTATCATCGTCTATACCTAAAATCAAAAATCTATGAAGTCGAATTTTTCTTCGGCCGCCCGGACAGTCACGCCAGTCCGCCGTGACATAATTATTTTTTGCACCGGACAGAAACCAACTCGGCATTTTCTTTACATATACATCGTAATCCTGTTTATCAATCGCGAATGTGACTCCGTGTAATTTTTTAGATTTGAAAGGCACTATGACATAATCGTTTTCCATTTGGAAAAAATACGACGCAATTCTTTAAGCTAATGCCGCCCATATCAATGTAAATTTTATAATATTTGACGTATTATAAAATTTATGGTTATTAAGATGTTACGTAAACGAGATTAGTTCGAGAAAGCCAATCCGCCCATCCCGCTTTGGATGCGGAGGACGTTGTAGTTGGTCGCGAACATGTGCATGACTTGCGAGTCGGTGGCACCAGACTTGAGCGTCACAGCGACTTGAGCGTTGTCAATACGAGAGAAGTTGCACGTACCGGTCGGTTGGTGTTCTTCCGGCTTGAGCGCGAACGAGTAGGAGTACACACCCGGGTACGGGGTACCAGAGTGGTGGTTGAAGGCTTGCACTTGGTTGAAGTACTTACCCTTTTGTTCCTTGAAGCGGTCTTGACCGTTGAGAACCAACTTGAAAGTGTCGAGCGGACCCGCGGAGAGGGAGAGCGCAGCACCTTCTTCGGCCCATTGGACGCTGGAGCCAGAAGAACCGACGGAAAGGAGCGGGGCACCGGTACCTTCGGAAATCGGCACGTGGCAGTTACCGTACGCAGTCGGGTTGGCTTCGAGGACGACGGAACCAGCGGTCGCGGCGTTGGAGGTGAAGTTCCAGTGTTGGGCGTTGGAGGAGCCACCATCGTTGAAGCACCAAACCAATTCCTTGATCGGGTGGTTGTAGGACAAGCGCACTTGCTTGGTGGAACCGGCCGTGACCGTGTCCGTGCCAGTGTGTTGCACTTGCTCGATGAGGTATTCGTGACCCTTTTGGGCGAAGCGGCGGCGCTCTTCGGTGTCGAGGTACACATAGTTACCCCAGACCTTAAAGGTGGAACCGTCGGTGTATTGGGAGAATTCGGAGCTCAAGTCGAAGTCAATGCGCACTTCGTGGTATTGAAGCGCGATGAGCGGCAAGTAGAGACCCGGGTTGCGGTTGAAGAAGAACAACAACGGGAGGAAAACCGTACCGGCCGTGGAGGCAACCGGGTTGGTCGTCATCTTACCGTAGTTCGCCTTCTTGGAGTCGTCCAAGTACAACTCCGAGTACAAACGCCACCACTTTTGGTAGTGCTTGTCGATGCGTTGACCACCGATGGAGAGTTCAACATCCTTGATCGCACGTTCGGCGACCCAGCACGCATCAAGGTTGGCGGTACCGGCCTTGGTGCCGAGGGACGCGGTGACGAGTTCGACGTACATGTCGCCGATCAAATCACCGTTGCGGGCAATAGTGACGGACACGCGGCCGTTGTTGGACGCGGTGCCGTTGACAGTTTGTTCGATGTTTTCCATCGCGAAGTTCGTGTGTCGCTTGTACACAGCTTGGAAGAAGGTAACCTTCGGGTTACCCGTCAAGTACACGTCTTGGGCGCCATACGCCACGAGTTGCATGAGACCACCGGCCATTGTGAGAGTTTTGTACTATATACCAACATTTTTTTTCCGCCTGAAATCGCACCGACTGCGAAATTTTCGTCTCGATCTTTTCTCAGTCCACATAAATGTCTGATCGCCCTGAAGAAGAAGTGGAAGAGTTTGTGTCTGATGATGATATCATTAATGATGAAGAAGAGGAGGTCTTCGATGAAGAGGAAGACGAAGAGGAGATTCAGGGCGACCTCGGATTTTTGATGACCGGTTTGCTCGCGACGCCGGATGGAGACACGGTGTGCTCCGCCCTGGTGAATATCGCCACTCAACTCGAGATGCAAAATAAGATCCTTATCAAGATGCTCGCCAAGCTCTCCAAAAAAGACAATTAGAAAAATCAACCCATGATTAATAAAATGGAAGATGGAACTCATTACATCGACAAAGACCCCGATACCCGGGAGTCTCAAATGGAACAAATGAAATGTAGAGTCCAGTCTCTGAATCAAGAAGAGGTACTCCAATATATCGACTACATGGAAGAAAAGTGGTGTTTGAAAAAAGGCTCCGGGTTTAACTCGGCCTCGCTTGGATACACGCAGTTACTCAACCCCGAAGACATCGGTGAGGATGGACGGGTTTTGAATTATGATATGAAAGCGATCGATGATCGACGATCGAGATATATCAAGATCCTGAGTGAACTGTATCACAGAGCGAGTGCCATTAATATTCAAGAGTTGGAACCGGAAGACGATGGCCTGAAAGTATCGAGACGAATCAATCGAATCATTGAACAGGTCAAAGATGCTTTTTGCAATATAAACACACATAAAATAGCATACGAACGTGCTGAGAATCCAACCGTCGAACCCGAGATTTTTGATTCAGACCCTGCTACGTTTAGAGGTGTCCCCATGGACGACAGTAAAGTCGACGACGCGACACCTTTTCAGAAATCCATTCTGTGTGCCCTGAAGGTTTTGTACACGAAACGATTTCGAAGATACAAAGGTGACTGTTGCGAACAAATCACGTATAATGGATACGATACACGCGCATGGAAACCCGTCAAATCGATTAACGAATTTGTCTACGAACTCGGTAATAAGGAATATGATTTCGGATTATGGCAGAATCTCACGAGTAATCCGGGTGTGTTTCGACACCTGATTGAACACTTAACACACTGTCAAGACGTTCAGTTTCCTGAGATTATAAAAGATCGTCACATGTGGTCGTTTAGAAACGGAGTGTTTTTCGGAAAGCGTTGGTCTCCGGATACGGGTGCATACGATTGTAAGTTTTACTCGTATGAGAGTCGCGAATTCCGATCACTCGATCCGACCAAGGTGAGTTGTAAGTTTTTCGATCAGCAGTTTGATGATTTCGATCACATCGAAGACTGGTACGATATCCCAACACCGCATTTCCAGGGTGTTCTCGATTATCAAAAGTTTGACGAACACGTCTCGAGATGGATGTATGTCATGGGTGGTCGTTTGTGTTTTGACACGGGTGAACTCGATGGTTGGCAGGTTATTCCTTTCTTGAAAGGTATTGCCCGTTCGGGAAAATCGACCGTGATTACCAAGATTTTCAAAAAGTTTTACGAACCCGAAGATGTAAAGACTGTTTCGAATAATATTGAAAAGAAATTCGGTCTCTCGAGTGTCTATAATGCTTTGATGTTCATAGCTCCAGAAATTAAGGGTGATTTCTGTTTGGAACAGGCAGAATTCCAATCGATGGTATCTGGCGAAGACGTCTCCATCGCTATCAAGGGTCAGACGGCAAAATCGGTGGAGTGGAAGTGTCCGGGTGTGCTCGGTGGAAATGAAATTCCAAACTGGAAGGATAACTCGGGCTCTGTGCTTCGTCGTATTCTTCCGTGGAACTTTGCCAAACAGGTCAAGGACGCAGACACACAACTCGATGAGAAACTTAACCAGGAAATCCCGGCTATTTTACTCAAGTGTGTTCGAGCCTATCTCGACTACGCACAAAAATACAGAAACAAGGATATTTGGAATGTTGTTCCAGAATACTTCAAAACCGTCCAGAAACAAGTCGCGATGGTGGCGAGCACGTTACACAATTTCCTCGAATCAACGAATCTGGTCTATGGATCCGAGCTCTACGTGCCTCAGAAGATCTTCGTCCAGGTATTCAATCAGCACTGTCAAGCAAACAACCTTGGTCGACCAAAGTTCAATCCAGACTTTTACGCCGGTCCGTTCAGTTCGCGAGAAATCGAAGTGCGCGAAGAATCACTCACGTACAAGGGTCGCGTCTATCCGAAGCAGCCCTTCATCTTTGGTCTCGATGTCCTCGAAGAAACGCTTCAGTTTAGCGATGACCATTAGAAAAAAATACCAACCATATATAAGATGAGTCAAGCGTCACTCAGGGAATTTCTTAAAAATTCCAACGTCGAAGTCACAAACAGTAACTACGAGAATGATGAGAATCTCCAACTCATAAGTAACATTGAGAAGGAACTTCTTCGAGATCAGCACGTTCCACAACGCCTCGAAAGAAAATTAGCGAACAATAACAACATTTTAAATACTAACAAAAGTGAATTAGTTGTGAGTAAATTGAACATGGGTATGTTCAACGCCACCGTTAATAGAACCCTGAGCCCCGGTGATCGCGTCGATCTTATCGAAATCTTGAAAATGACACCTTACCCTAAACGAACCATCCCGAACGGTCTCACCGTTGAAGTCAAGGAGATCAGAGGCTACTATGGACAATTCAAAGTTGGGTATTCCTCGACGCGTGAGTATGGACAAAAGGGTGATCTCGATAAGCCCTTTTTCACCGTACAATTAGCCGTCAATGTATCTAATGGAACCGAGACGAAGGGGTGGACGATTAATATTTACAAGAATGGAAAAATTCGTTTCTCGGGTGGGTTCGTCGGTACCGATATCGAAAAACAAGCCGAAGAAGTTCGAAACTACATCGTGACTTCGTACACTACCGGCAAGTATCCGTTTTTGTATAACGCGTTTGAATACAACAATTTAAGTGGTCAATTCAAAGTGAATGGAATAATCAAATTGGTTGACATACACAGAAACTATCAAAAGTATGGACTCAAAGAATCTTCGTATGAGCCTGAATTATCACCATTTTTATTTGCAAAGTATGCACTCTCCGGTGAAGAAGACGCCACGTATATTATTTCCAAGAGTGGTAATGTTCAAATCTCCGGGGTTCGAACTCCGGGACGTATGCTCAAGGCATACAACGTAGCTTCGGATATCATGCACTCGGCGACGCGTGATGGTCGCATTACGATTTCGGCGAAAAAGGTGAATTTCGCGCGACGTAAGAATTCATCGACGTGTCCGAAGAACCGTCAGCCACCGTGTAAAGCTGGTTTCGAAGAACGCAAAAATAAAAAGGGGTTCGTGTGTTGTTACAAAATTCCAAAAACTAAAAAGAAGACACCGACAGCGCCTCGTGGTAATGCACTCCCGGTCATTAATGGAAATATGATTGGCAAGCGTCGATGTGATCGTTATTCTCAACCCGAACTGTATGATATCGCCAAGAGACTCGGTATCGTAAACATTAAGAAGACCACGAAAAAGGAAGATTTGTGTGCCATGATCAAAAAGGTTGGGAGTGAAAAGGCACAAGTCGCGGCGTTCAAGAATGGTGGTAAGGAATACAGACTCACGGGGAGTGGCGCTACTTTCCGCATTGGTAAAAAGATGGCTAAATTGTACACGAAGGACGATCTCATTCGGTTCGCGAAGATCATGAAAGTAAACGTCAATGCGAAGAATGATAAAATGACCATCGCCAAGAAATTAGAAAAGGAACGAAACACGATCGCCGCGAAACCAAAAACGCCACCCAGGCCAAAGCCAAAACCGGCACCGAAACCATCGAGAAAGAACATCACACAACAAAAACGTAACGCGGAACGCGAAAAGGTCATCAAGAAACGCGGTCTCGATGAAGCTTCCATTCGAAGAGATATCATGCGTCTCTATGGAAAACGGTGGATGACGCGATACAAACCATCCATCGAAAACGACGTTCGTGAAATGAAAGCGAAGCTCAATGGCATGGGCCGTTTCGGAAACAAGCGCGGTATTCCATTCAAGAAGGATGTTGATCTCGTGAAGAAGCGCATGGTACAACGCTGGAAAAATCAGCGTGGTCGCGAACTGGAACGCAAGTTTATCATGAATCAGATAAATACGACCAATGTTCCAAACGCACTCAAGAACCGATACAAGGTCGCGGCAGTGAATTACATCATGACGCAAGGTCCGACCATGGCACAACTTAATAAGTACAAGAATACGTGGATTAATCTGCATAAAGGAAAGTGATCTTCTTAAAGAAAATGGACAAGTATCAACAATTCTGTCTAGATGAGGCAAAGTATCACATAGACAGATCGAAGGAGATCTTGACCGAAGGACTTCGAGATCCTAAAAAATATTACGACGAAATGCAAGACTTTTATGCCAAGTTGGCTAAACTGTTTCCATTCATGGTCATGCTTGAACACATCGAATCTCACACTCCCGATTCGGAAACGGAGGGAAGTTTATCACGTACGC